ATTGATAGATATAAATATCCGCATCCTTCAAGTGGTCGGCATCGGTAGTTCCATTTAGCCCTCGCTCTATAGTCAACGCATTAGTAGAAATGGCAGTGATATAGCACTGCTCATTATCTATTCTAATCGTTTGTCCAATGGCAAAGTTATCCCCATCTGTTACATTTAGGGTTGTTGCCCCAGCAGCACATTTGGGGTCATCGGCAACATCATCCCCACTATCATAGTAGGGTGTAGCCGACTCACCATCCCCATAACCAAAGACACCATCTATCTCAACCCCTTTATCTATTCCATTGGCAAAGCCTCCATAAGAACCTGATGGGATAATTCTTGCCTCTGTTTTCGGGTAATCATTTAAGGGGTATAGTCTATAATCCGTATTCTCTGTATAAGAATTCTCAAAAGTGCCATCATCATCGTCGTCAGTTTTGATGGTAGTTATAGATAAAATATCACCAATGCGGAGTGGGTCGCTAGAGCCGTCAAAGTATAATGTTTCTTCTCGACAATAAAAGAACCTGTGTGTCCAGTTATCTATCAAGCGACTGGACTGCTCTAATAGATTCAATAGATAAGCGTCTTCAGTTGTTGGGGTAATGCCACAATAGGCGTCGCTTTTCAATGTAGTTACGTCTGAATAGGAATTCATTTACTCCCCCAACCGCAGAATTTACAGTGTAAAATCCCGTTCTTTTCTTCTAAAGGATAACCGCATCCAGGGCATTCGGTTCGCCTTTCAAGTTCCTGCCCCCTAACATCTTTTATCCAAGTTAAAATTTTATCGCCAAAAGCCATTTTATTTCCTTATATTTCGTTCTCTTCTTCGCAGGGTTCATTGGTATCGTGATGACACCTGTGCCAGACTGCCTTTACCGTCATTTCCTCATTGACCTTGCCCTCATTGATTTTAGAGGCATAGGATTTGAGTTTCTTGATAGAATCTCTAATATCAGGTAGCTTCTTTTTAAGGGCATCTGGTATTGGTTCTTTGATAGCTAGGTCTAAATTAAATCTGATGTAACTCATCTATACCTCCATTTAGTAGCTAAAAAGTTATGCTGGATTTCTAGCGGGGTTAAAGCTCTATTATAAATCCAGAACTCGCCCATAGAACCCTTCCAAAATCTCTGTGCTTTGTCATCGTGTACACCTATCTTAGCTGTTCTGGAACAAGTGGCAGGGTCTGTAATTGCAGTTGTGGTTGCAAGTGTAAGTAAGTCTGTATTCTTATACATAGTTATAGCTGTGCCTGTTCTCACCAAGGTAACTAATGCTATCTCATCTACGACTATATCACCAACAGTAGATAAATTCCTTTGGTTAGCATCTGCTTGATTGGAGTATGAATCTAAATCTCCATTCGAAAGAAGCATCCAATAAAACCCGTCCGTATTATAGAGTCCTCGTTGATAGATGACCCTTGTGGCATCAAGCACTGATATTTTTAGCCAAACCATTATGGTAAAGTTTCCACTGGTAAAGTTTAATGGAGAAGTAGCAACACCATCATCAGTTAGTTCTATATAATCATCACCATCAAAATCTCTACCGTGGGGTGTCCACAAAGCACCAGTAACCGTACATAGATGTCCATAGGCTGAGCGGTCAGCGAAGCTACTTCCGTCTAGTTTCCACAAAGGAAGATACAATACAAGCGAAGGGTCGTAAATAAAATCCACTTCACCCTCCTTAATTATTGGAGTAGATTACAGTAACATAGCTTGAATTCTTGACCTTGCCAACAGCATTATCGGTTGTGCCATTGGATTTTACCTGTACCCTAAGATTAAAGGGAACTATGTCAAAATTGGTTTCCGTTTCAAATCTACCACTATAAGTCCATTCTTCGTAGGCTGTTCCAGCACTGGCATTGGTTTTTTCGGTCATAAGAGTTACCCAAGTCCCATCCTTATCACGAGCTTGGATACGACCTACCGCCTTGTCTGTAGCCCCATCGCATTTCTGTGCCCAGGTAATTCCAAATTCTACCTCAACAATTGGTTCGGATGTCCGACCTGCTTCTATAGGAACATCAATGGTAACGCTTTCTACATCTTCATAAGTGTTTGTAGTTGAAGTTGCCTCATCACTCCATTGAACGCCATCAGAAGTCAGGTCTCCTTTACCAAATGGGTGTAATGTTACCGAGCTTAACCTTTCCATATAAGACCTCCATATAGTTCAGGGAGGGGAATTTCCCCCCTCCCCTTTAGGGGGTGATGTCCCGCCCATCTCTGGACGAGCTACACCACCTCAACAAACTTTTCCTCTAGTGGTATCAGGATTTCTGGCTCAACTTGAAAGACAACATCCATATTGTGATTACACTTGCCGCAGGTATCCGTTATCTTTTCTGGGAGCTTGACTTTATTAAACTGAATATCGTCATCCCATTCCATATCAAACATCTCATCAAGCTCTTTAATGAAGACTGCCCAGTTTTCGTTTTCTACCCCAATTGAGGTTTGCTTGGTTTCCTCGTTTTCCTTCCCATATTTGGAGACGAGTTTGCCCCGCTCACCATCAACAACTGCATAAGGTCGCTGTAATTTATTGGCGAGTTTAGCAACCGCCAAGCTAGACTTAACTGGCAACTTCACCTTTGACAATTCAACGAGTTTCGGATATGCCTTCCAGATTTCCCCATTTTTGAGTTTCATACATCACCCTCCTATTTATTACGACGCAGCATAGAAAGGCACATATCGTTTAGTGCCATCAACATTGATGTTAATCCAGCCAGTCTCCGCAGTAGCAGATGGGTCTATGGTTGATGCATCACCAGCCTTAAAGTCTATCATTACTTTATCAGCAGTAATGTCTATAGAAGCCCCGGTTGCAAAAACCAATTCATCTCCAGACTCATCCCAGAGCACATAAGCACCAGCAGTAGCACCAAAGAACTTAACATCGTGCCCAGTACCATCCTTACCTACCGTCAAAGTTCCCTTTAAGGTAGTGTTAAGTGTATAGGTATCACTACCAAGTAGTAAGTTTTCATTGGCAGCACTACCGACTACAAGTAATCCAGTGCCATCGGTGAAGTCAACCTGAACATCCCCAGCTACCCCAGCCCCAGTTCCAAAGACTAGCATATCGCCATCTTTTAGTTGAAGGTCAGCCCCAGTGAATATCAGAGCATCGCTTGCTTGAGTCCAAGTCATCACTGAGCTTGCGGTTTCACCAAAGAACCGCATATCAACACCCTTGCCATCAGCACCTAAATCAATCCTTGAATTGCCAACATCAAACAGAACATATTCCGTGCTAGACCCCAAGAATACCTTAAGGTCTATATCGTTGGTTGCTGAACCGATAGTTACAGCATCATCCCCAATTGTTAAGATGTTCCCGATAGTTCCCAGTGATACATTCTTCTCATAAAAGATTAGGTCGCCAGAACTCCAGCGAGAACCTACGTTTGTTACAGGCATTTATTTACCTCCATACTTTTAGTTTTTTAGCTTTCGCTGTTAGGGCGTGGTTCGCCCTTCATTACAGGTGGGCTTCCCACCATACGATGTTTTCTAGGAGCGGAGAGGGCTTTCACCCTCTTCCGCTTCCTATATTTCCTCTTCTCTTTAGCTGGCACATCAATTCTAATATCAGTGCCAAACATATATAGAAAGGGTTTCATCACTCCCCCTTAACTTAACTGGTTGGGATTGCTGTTGGCATTATTGCCTTGGCATAGCGTGGTTTGGATAGAATAGCGAATGCGGTAACGGTTGCTGTTGAGGCAGAGCCGTCAAAGTCTACAGTTATGTGGTTATAAACTGTTTCACCACTCTTTGGTAGCTCATCACCATCAATCTCCAGCACTAGCATCTTGCCCTGATAAGTCGCAGCCGTAAGGGTTAAGGTCGCAGCTGTCGCATCAGCGGCAAGCACATCAGCCGAAGCACTACCAGGTGCAGCCGAGCCAAGCCTGTAGTGGAATGTGGCATCCGAAGTATCCGAACTATCGGTAGCACCAGCCTCCACTGTCAGGACATTATCACCAGTAAGTGAAGCAGCAAATAGCATTATGATAGTTGCATGCTCATAGCCACTCATATTGAATGAATCCAGCTCAGCATTACTGGTAATGTCAGTTGCCTGAGCACACAGCGGGATAATCAGGTTATCTTGGGTAAAGGTATAAGCACCCATATAATTTTCCTCCTATTTGAATTTGGGGCGGACTTTCGCCGCCCCATTTAGTTTATGCCCTCTCTGCAAGTGTAATAAATGGGCTAAGAGTGCTTCCTGCTTTCGGGGTCAAGGTGGCTAACCACCAGGGTTGACCATCATATCGCATAACGAATCTGTAGGCCATTTCATCAGTGGTAAACCTAACATGCATAGATGAAGCGAAGTTCACTCCGCCCTTTTCACCGATTATATACTGGCTGAAGTCGCATAGACCTATGTCATACAGGTCACCAAGAGTCGCCATTTTCTCGGTGAAGATTAGGGGTCTACCCATCAGGGTTGGATAGGGTAATCCAGAAACGCCTCCAGCGGGCATCCATACAGGTACACCCCCCGTCCCAACCGCTAGACTCATTGCAGCCAGTTGTGGGAATGTATTGATGTTGGCTACCCATATTGCCTTGGCGTGGCCAGCGGGGTATAGCCGAGACCACATTTTTACGATATTCTCGAAAACTATGGTATCCGCAGCCTGCCCAGTTTCCTTCGCTACTGAGATTAATGATGGATTAGAAGCATGGAACACACCCAATGCCTGATTGGCACCGTTTCCTCGCAAAAAGTCATAGTCCTGCACAAAGGCTATCGCCTGCCCGAATGTGCTTTTGATAATAGGTTCAATAGATATGGCTGAATCTTGCAAAAGCTCATCAGTCACATAGCACATTCCAGTCAGCTTGTGGAGGGTTAGTCCCACCTTGCCGAATACTGGATTTTTAACAGTCTTTGTACCCTTTTCCGCAGTTCGATAAACAACAATCCCACCAAAGTAATCTGAGGTATGGTCGTCATCTACCAATGCTGGTATAACAACCCGATTGGTTGCCATCGGGATAATAGTCGCCCTCTGTTTCACAATAGAGCTTTCAAGTGCTGTCTGTAATAGAGTGGCTCTAAACTCTTCAGGCACGAGATAGCCGCCCTGTGAGAGGTCGCCTTCCTCCATATAGCCAGCAGTTTTTCTAAGGGCATTGCTGTAGTTTTTAAGAGTCTCGCTGGTCTTACCATCTGGCCCCTCGCACCGAATCAAATCGGTAAAGAAATGAGCCATATTTTTGAAACCCCCCTTGGGGTCTTCCAGAAGTTTATCTTCTGGACTCTTGCCGACAATAACCTCTGGGTCAACGGGAATTGCTTTCTTGTCGGTTTCTTTTAATTTTTCAACTGCTTCAGTAGCAACCCTAGACGCTAATTCCGCAATCTCTTGTTCGTTCACTTTGTCCTCCTATTAAATTTTACCTTGAGCCTTTTCTATGGCTTCACGCACCGCCTTAGCAACAATTTCGCCAATTCGGGCTTCGTCCATTTCGGGTTCAGTAATTCTGGGTTCTTCTTCGACCTTAGCTTCCATGAGATATGCTGTTAAATAGTCAATAGCATCTCTCACTTTAAGCTCTTGTTCTGCCGTAATAGTCACTCCGATTGTATTCCTTATGTCATCAGGTATGTCGTCACCTGCTAAACGCATAATATCTCTCATCAGTTCCCACGCCTCTTCCATCGCCTCTTCATTTAATCCTACATCTTCAATAAGACCTTTTAGATAATCAATTTCATCTTTAACCCCAGCTTGGGTTATAACCTTTTCCTCAATCTCTATCCCTTCAGGAACAGCGTCTGTTGATTTATGGTCTTCTACCCATTTCTTGGCTTTCGCCATTGTCCAGTTATAAGGCGGTCTCTTATCGAATAAATAAGTCCTAACCTGCTTTTCCTTCCCACAATATAGTGCTTTAATACCTTCTTTCTTGGAGATGTCTATTGTAGCCGTAACCTTACAATCCCTAACTGGAATCCTTATCCAGTCATCAGTCTCCTCTGGCTTGGTTATAGTCTCGAATTCCTTTGTAGTAATTACACCAGCATCCCTAGCTGACACCAACGCCTCGGGATTAGACGGAACGGGCACTCCAGATAGTTCTAAAAGTTCTTGTTTGGTATAAGTTCGCCTAGGTGCCTTCTCACCATCACCTTCTATAATCCCATCCTTGTCAGGGAAAAAACCCACCGAGGTCGCCTTTAGAAATCCACCTTTGTAGAGTTTGTAAATTGTATCGGCAAATTCATAGGTTTCGGGTGGGGCAAACTCAATATTAAATTTAAGTTCCGCCGTTTCCCTATCCACCCAAACCCTTTTCGCCCTACCAATCGGGGGGTCAACATAGCGGTGAGCCCACATAAAGATTGGGTTTTTCTTGTAATTCTTTAAGTCCCAACCGTCTGCCTTAATTACCTCCCCATCCCTGTCCTGTGCTTCAGTAGAACCAATAAATTGTAGCGTCCTATCAGCTACCTCTTTCACATCACAGGTTACAAGTTTTCTAACTATGTCAGCCATAAAAACCTCCTTATTCAACGATTGATAAAAACACGCAACGGCAGTTAGGGTGCACGGGTATCTTGCCGTGTGCTTCATCAACAGGGTATACTCCAACTTCCGCTAAACATTCACCACAGGCATCTGGGGCAGGATAGAATTCTACCTTTTGAATTCCCTGCTCTTCGTAGCCTCGTAAAGCCCCTTCATTGGCAGCGGATATGACTTCAGTCCTTGCCACCATCGGTGCCCTCCGCTTATAGGCATTATCAAAATACCCCCTAATCCTCCGTGTTAATTTAGGGATACTCTCACCTTGCTCAAAGCCTTCGGCTAATTGCTTTCTTATTTCTCTTTTGGTAGTCTCATTTATACTTGTGGCTAGAGTTAACGAACGAGTGGCTATCCATTCAAGAGCAGGCTCGTCTATTTGCTTATGCGGACTAACTGGCTCCGCCCCCCCTAAAATATCTTCTTTATGTGATAGATAAACGGATTCAATTAGCGGCTTAAAGGCATCAGCCACTTTTGCTGTTTCACTATCAAAGTAGGAATCGTTAATATCACCTGTTTCCCGTAATTGCTTAACCACCTCTCCCTCTTGCTCGTCAAATAAGGTTTTAAGAGCTCGCCTAAAAAGCCTTTCTTCTGCCTCTGTCTTTTGGGCATATCCACGCCATATAGTCTCCTTTTGCTCCTCGGAGAAGCCCCTCCCCTTGGCAAGGGGAATATTAAAGGATTTAATAGGCGTTGGGAATAGGTTCATTGGCAAGAGTAATTGGTCACCTTTGGGAATTGGGTCTAATCCAACTAGCTTCCTGCCCTCGTTGATAGTCATATAGCCAGCCTTGACCCCCGATTCCGCTAATGTTCTTTTCTGCTCTATTGTTTCAGGCACAACCTCATCAAAATCAATCTCTACACCTTTTGCCTGTGAAAACTTAGGCAACAATTGCTCGTTTAATTTGTTTTTAATTCTGGTAAGCCTGGGTTTAATCAGCCAACGGGCAAAGGTATAATCACCAGCTTCAGCGTTAGCCCTATTGACATTCTCAGATATGCCCATCACCGACAAAGGCATCCCGAAGGTAAATAGCAGATTCTCTCTAGTTTGCCTTCTCAAGTTAGGGAAGTCCATATCCTTCTGTGATACCTGGATTTGCTTATATTTAAGCCCGCCTTCTAAAATGGCTATTTTATGCGCCCTTGATACTCCCTCATACCGACTTGCCCATTGAGTTCTTAACTGCTCATATTGCTCCTCACCCAACTGCCCCTCAGCTTCCAGCACCGCATCAGCCCTAGCCGAGTTGTAAAAGAAATTCCTATTCCACTTGCCAGCATAGGCTTCCGAATCCAATTCCACAGCGGCAGGTTGAGCATATCCTACACCACCATACGGGTTTATTGGGTCTGGCATTGAAAACCAAATTATATCAGTCTTATCAAAGGGCACTGGCTCTGAACCATTCTGGTATATGTAACCAGCTATAAATTCCTTTTGGGAGGGCACTATTTTCATTAGGTGCGGTGGCAATACCCAGACTTCACCCGGGACCCCCAATTGATTCTTGGGCAGATACCAAAATGCCTTACCCGCTAAGTCCATATGAAGCTGGGTAAGCTCTATTATCTCTTGACCCGTCTGAAATTCATTGGCGAAATCTAGCAAGGTTAATATGGGATGGTCAGTTATTTGATTCCTTTCACCTCGCTCATTGCCCTTGTATAAACGCCACTTAACCTCACTCACTGCTGTGGCAATTCGTAAAGCCACTCCAAACAGGCTGTAGATTTCCCCATAAGCTGATAAATATCCCTTAACATTCCTTTCTGGAGGCATCGCCCAAGAGTTAACTGAATACCGCCTGCTCAAAAACTGCGGGGCTTTCCTAAACCAGTTTAATATATTCATAACCACCTTATGCGAGGCTCTCTTGGAGAGTACTCCATAAAGGCTAGAGCTAATGCGTCAGCACAATCAGGGCTTTTAATCCCTCGCCTCTTCATCTCCTCCTTGCTCTCCATTTGAAGCTGACCCCTTGAATTGAATTTATATTTAATGCTTGATAATTGAGCCACCAGCCCTAAATCGTCAGGGATACTTATTTCCCCATTCTCAAATTTATCCGATAGATTTTTGTAAATCTCAGCCCTTAAATTGGCAAATTTTTCTTTATTTTCACCTTGTGCCGCCTCAGCTACATTAACTGCCCTAACTTGGTTATATCCAAGCTCCTGTAGGCGGTCATATACACCAGAACCCAATCCAATAGCATCTAAATTAACTACCGGGGGCTTAAATCTATCAATTAGATTAACTACTTTGCCCGTAGTATGCATCAGGTCGGTTTTAGCCCAACGGTCAACCCATTCTACTTTCTTACCCCGCCTAATTATTGATACTGAGCTGTCATCACCGAACCTTGCTATATCTTGCCCGATTATATTCGGCTCTGAATCTTCAATATCAACCTCTCGGTCTATTGCCTCCTTAATATCAGCATACTTAAACAGATAGTTCCCAGCCTCTAAAGCATCCCAATCACCCTCAAGTAATTGCTTGACTAATTCATCGGGATAGAGTTTCCTCAGACTCGTTTCGTAATCCTTAGGCAGAAACGGATTGTCTTTCGGCAATGAGGGTATAAATATATGGTCTTCTAATTTCTGCTCTATAAATCTATGCTTAACCCAACCAGGAGCTGGATTGGCAGTCAGTAATCCCTTATATCTAACATTAGGAGCCCTAAGCCTTAACCTGGAAGCCAATAGGAAAAAATGACTTTCCGATGTCTCCTCCGCCTGGTCTATAAAAAACCACCCCAGCTCCATTGACTTCAATCTGTCAATCGCTTTTCGGTCATCCCCCAACCCTCCATAAAATATAAGAGACCCATTTACTAATCGATAATAATTCTCCGTCTGATGATGCTGGCTGACTATACCAGATGGTAAATACCGCTCAAATGTCAGGAGCGTCGTCCTCATAAAACTCGTTAGCTCCTGGCGACACATATACCCAACATTGCCCGCACACTCCAATGATAACTGTAGGCTCTCATTACATCCCCATACAGACTTTCCTCCACCAACAGCACCGCCGTAAAGAACAAACCTTTCAGATGCAGTATGAGCTTTAGTTTGCTGATTAAACGGCTTATAAAACCTTCTTAAATCAATTGTCTTAACCATCTAGTTGCCTATACATAATTCCATCCATTTGCGAGCGACAAAGAGCTTCACAAATTCCTCGAAGCTACCACTAGCCCCTTTGTCCCACACCTCTATCGCCTCAAGGGTGAATCTGCGATTTATCCCACTTGTTTTTTCCTGAAACCACCGAGCTGTCGCTATCTCTTTATTTACATCTATCCCTTTCGTATATAAAAGTCTAGCATAAGCTATCATATCCTTAATCTAGCCTGAAATAGTTATCTTCAGTCTAGTCCTCCCCCTTTTTGTTTTCTATGATATTAGAGACACGTAATCCTGTCGCCTCTCCCCATCTTTTCTAAAATAATGACCCTATACCCCTATACTGGGACTCACTATATAGCTTATGTCAAACTGTAGATAGGGATTTGGATATACAATGCTTAGTTAAGTTAAATCCCACAGCTCTTTTTTAGCAGGGGTTAGTGGAGAGCGGACAGAGTCTCAAAGCCTATATTCAGATATAAAGCAAGCATTTAAGCATCACATTCAACAAGGTCATATGCTAGTTATTTATCTCCTAATGGATAGTTAGGAGCCTCAAAGAGGGTATGTTTAAGGAGTAGAGTGTTTATTTTGTTATTATGACCCGCAATAGATTACAGTATCCCTACTCAAGAGAGTGGAGCACGACAGGACTATCCGCTTTCCTTCTTATCGTTTGGTCTTGGGACACCACTAATTATCTTTATGTTACCTTCTACTTTATGGTCTACTCGTTCTCTATATTTATCGGGCATTTCGGCTTTTAGTTTAAACATCAACAATACGCCTGACATCTTATCCTTGCCATCCGCAATGCGTTCATTAAGTATGCCTTCCAAGTAATCAGTATATACGCCCTTAGCCTGCTCCAGTTGCCTCTTAAAGGCTTTGTTGCGTCTAGCTTCTGCCCATAGCGTCGTGCGGCATACACCCGCTTCCTTTGCTGCTACGGTTAAGATACCTGATTTAGCGTATGCTTCTACTGCTTTTAATCTAACCTCTGGGGTTAATTTACTTTTAGGCATCTATTCTCCAATAAATCTAGCGTTGTTACTTTTTAGTCTCAAAGGTTGTTACAAAATGGAGTTCCTTACAATCCTTACGAGAATTTCCATGTTACCGCCTGGTTGGAAGCCAGAAATGCTAGCCATTAAACACCACAGACGCTTGGAGCCAGCGGCACGGAATCGAACCTGCGACCTGAGGTTTACAAAACCCCCGCTCTACCAGCTGAGCTACGCTGGCACACCATATATCATCCTTACAGAACTTACAAGCTAGCCTCGGAGTTCCCTACAATCCCCGTGCGACGCCCCAGGAACTCTCTAACTTTGTCTTCGTTGAAACATATGTAAGTAATTATCCGTATATGTTTCCTTAGAACCTACTCATAGGTTCTTTTTCTTTTCTAATAAGGGTGTGGAGCGAAGCCTTAAAAGCGAAGCGTAACACCCTATTATATTATCTAGTTATATTAGTCTAGTTCGTGGTACCGATTTCGTACTAGTCCGATATTTTCGTACTAGGTGGCTCAAGGATAATATAGCGGTTGACCTTCCCTCTGATTCGCCTTCTTTTAATCAAACCAACCCTCTCCAGATTATCCAATGACTTGAAAGCGGTTTGTTTGTGCAGGCGTGCTTGAGAACATAAAGTTTCAATGGAAGGATAACATTCCTTAGTTTTATTATTCATATACCGCATCAGGGTAGCATATACCATTATATCAGAAGTGGATAAATCGGGATTATCAAACACCTCTGTTCTTATCCAGAGAAACCCCTTAATTTTATCTGGTAGTTGCTCCCCTGCTAGTTGTATTTTACTCATAATAACACATTCTATTGTAAGTGACGGGTTTCATCTCGGAATACCCGTCGGGGCTGTGATTAACTAGAGTTCAGGAGCGACCTGAATCCACCGAGTTACCCCTGCTATCCTAGTCCGTTTCTCCAACTTAGTGCTTTTAGCTTTTCGCACTTACCGTTATTTTACGAGAGCTACCTCAACCGTGTGTCATTGGAGTGCTTTAACCCTTTGTTTCACGGCTACGGACTATACAATTCCCCCATAAGGAGAAAAGAACCTTTTGTACTCTTGGCACATAGGTCTTACCAATACTCATACACATCCCGCTTCTTAAATATCGGAATATCCCTACCTTCTCTTAGAGCTTGTTTCTGTTTAGCCTTCTCTTCCCTGCGATTCATTCTCTTAAACCAAGAAGGGACACTGAAATAAGCTTTTCTTTTTCTAGTTCTGCTCATATATTATAATTTTTCAGTTCCCCAGTGAATAAGTTTACCGTCAGATGTAACAGTTTTATCTTGCGGAATATCTATTTTATAACCATAGTTGTTATATTGATACTCCATAAGCAAGGCTTGAGACTTTACTGGCAAGCACCAAAACAATATCCATAAATTATTCATATCAAAAAGAAAGTTGAACGGCTATTAAACTTAGCTCCAAAGAGAACCGTTGCTTTTTATTCCTCCCTACTAGTATACCAACAAAAGTCAACCTACATTCATTACACTTTGACTACACCTTCTAGCAGCAATCTCGCAATACTTTTCTTCTATCTCTATGCCTATACACTTGCGGTTTAGTTTCTTGGCACAGTAGGCGGTTGTCCCTGAGCCGAGGAAGGGGTCTAGAATTAAATCACCCTGATTACTAAATTGAGCTACCAAAGTTGACCACATCTTTTCAGACTTTGGCACAATGTGTTTACCGACTGCTTCAATTCTTTGTAATCCTATTGGGATATTCCAAGCGTCTGTATTGGGGCGTGTATATGGCTTTCCATAGACCAATATAGCCTCCCAATTATTAGCACCCCCGAGCTTGCTCCACGAGTTTTGATTAGACTTATACCAGCAACAAACATAATAAGGCTTGTGCCTCCTTATCCAGTCTATTAAATTAACTTGCCCCGGGGTAAATAATAAAACGCTAGATTTTAATAAGCAAAGCTGATAGAAGGTATCCATTTTTTGCCAATACTCGGAGCTTGTATGGTTGCCATCGGGTGTATTCTCGTATTGCTTATTTACCCCATAAGGCGGGTCGGTCAACACCAAATCCACCTTCTCTAAATGGGGCAAGATTTCACGGCAATCCCCGTGATAGATTTGAACATAATCGTCTGAATAATAAGGTTTCATATTGTCCACCTCCTAACAACTTGTGATATGTATTGCCTCGATAGGTTTAATTCTTTAACTATCTCAACCTGCCTCATACCTTTAGAGTAGAGTGTCATTACTTCCTTTTCACGAGGTCTTGAGATTTGGTCTAATCTAACCTTTAAGTCCTTGTTTTTATTTACCGGTTGATATATGGTCATACCTTCCCTCTCACACACACTCTCTAAATCTTGAGTTCTGAAGATATTGATTAATGAGTCGTGGACTATACGCTTGGCTAACGAAAGGGTAATTTTCTTTTCAAGTATTCTATCAACAAGTACATCCATTGCTTTATCAACCGCTTCTTCTCTCCTGCTTCTAAACAACCTGCTAGCATAATTGGTTGCGTATTTGCGAACCTCTTTATAAAATTCTGTATAGTTCATTCGGACGCCTTTTTGCTATAGGGCTTAAATTCCACTACCTCATAGTAGTTACTGTTACAGTTAGGGCAGTTATACATCAGGTTTTCAGTTAACTCCACCGTCTCACCATCATATTGAGCTGTAACCCTTACCCACATAATACCACAATTCTTACACTTCACTATTTGTCTCATTTTATCACCTCACACTCTATTATACCATATTACAAACTAAATATCAAACCCTGATAAAATAGTGCCCTCAGTCCTTTTTGGCAAGTTACAACAAGTTACCACACTTATACTCGCTCATACCCCTTTATCCTCGCTTATGCTAACCTTGACAACTAGTCAGATATGTTTATAATAAGAGTATCAAGGTTAGGGAGGGGTGAAATGAAAAATGATTGTCGGCCCGAACAAAGCATTATCAGGGATTATAGCAAACTAACAGATAACCAACTAGAAGTAAACGTTCAAAGGGGTTACAAGGCCGCTATGGAGGAAAAGAAACGAAGGCAAGCCTTGAAATCACAAATTGTGAGGTCAAATAACCCAACAGTAGGGATGATTGATATGAAATCAGGACAAAACATAGGAAATAATAAGTTTCAACAAGAGCTATTCTTAACCGGTAGAAGAGAACTCACAATTGAACAAGTAGACAATTACTTTCGGCAACGCCCATATTACTGGACTGATGGTATACACTTCAGGGCTAATCTATCGGGGCGCAAGCGTAAAGGGTGGAAATATCTTGGGCATTTTCTTGATGCTAAAGAGGCTCAAGCCTACTACAAAAAAGCAATAAGCATATGTCCAGGTATAAAGGTCTAATTAAATAACCCAACAAGTTATAAGGAGGAGTGAAAATGGAATTCAAGCTAACCAAAACAGACAGGCTTATCGCTAATGCAGCAGCTAAGGACACTAGCCGCCCAGTATTACATTGTGTCCATATCAAGAAGGGGGCTATTGAGGCATCTAATGGGTTTATCCTAATGGAGCGTAAGCTGGACTATGATGGCGAGGAAGTGCTACTGGACATTAGTGACATTAAAAGCCACAAGGACGCTAAGGGATTAGGAGGGATCGTTTATACTACAGACGGTGAGGATAATATCAAGGCTATCGGGCAAAATGTAAATATTATTCCTAAGCAGGGAGGTAATTACCCTAAAACTGAGTCGGTGTATCCTAAGGAAGAACCAGTGTTCAAGATAGCACTAAACGGGGGGGAGTTACTCAATATGCTCAAGTGCCTGGACAAAGACGAGAAGACTGTCAAGCTTACATTCTATGGCACTGAAATGCCCGTTAAAATTGAGGCTGCTGGCGGTGATGTAACAGGGCTGATAATGCCTATGGAGGTAAGCTGGGATAAATAACCCAACAAGTAAGGAGGAAGTGAAGTGACAATACACACAACAGCAAATATCAAAGACTATCTCAACAAAGGGTATCATTGTATCGGGGAATATAAAGATGAGCGAGTTCGCATT